TTAAGCATGACGCTGAGTGGGTCAGATGGATGAGCAACCTCATCAAACATATCCCGACAAAGGATAAGCAACTCCATCGTCTTCGCCAGCTTGGCTTCGAGGTCACGCACTGCCTGCGTCCCGATCCTGCCCATCTCGGCATAGGCGTCACGGTATTTCTCGCAGGTGGCCAGCTTGGCTTCGAGGGCGTCCCGCTCTTTCTCAAGCTTGATGTAGTCGTTCTCCATCATGCAGGCTTCTTGCTCCTGCATTTCCAACTCATCCTCCGCAAACTTGGCGTCCTGACGTGCGGCGGCGAGTTGTTCGGTGAGGGCTTCGATGCGGTCGGCGGCAAGGTCGCGGATGTCAGATGGGTCGTCGTGGACATGCCGCAGCCGTGCGATCAGCTCCTCGTCACTCATGGTTCTCTCCTTTGATCTTATGTGTCTCCGACACGGCTGCGAGGTCGGCGCGGATGTATTCGACTGCATGGGGCGGCGCGTCTTCATCGTCCACCGTCCAAGCTGACTTCCAATCGCAGTCTTTGTAGGTCCAAGCCCAGATACGGTCAGGCGCGGTCATGGCTCTCTCCTTTGATCTCTGCGAGGGTGGCGATGGCAAAGTGCTTAATGGCACCATGCGACGGCGGGTAGTCGGCCTCGCAGTCACGCACTAGCATATCCAACGCCTCCACCGCCTTCGCCAGCTTGGCTTCGAGGGCTTCGATGCGGTCCAGCATGTTCTTTTCCACACAGTCACATACGTCTAGCGTGGCAAACTTGAATGGGCAGTCATCTCTGTGGTCGTGGTGCTCACTCATCGTCTTCATCCCTTCTGTTCATCGTAAGAACGTAATCTACCACGATCTCTAGTGTACGCCAAGGCCAGATCACTGCGTTAGTCAGAACCTTAGCCTCGCTGTAGTCGTCGACCTCCTTGAAGTAGAGAATGGTTATCTGGTGCAGGTAGTAGAGGAAGGCACCAAGGGTGTAGAGGATAGCGCATACCGTAGGTAAAACCTGCATGTTACATAAACTTCTCTGAGAGGGTGAACGTCTCGCTATCGAAGAACAATTGCCCTGCGTAGCCTGTGGAACCTGTCGGTCTATTCTTGACGACAAGAAGCTTGGTAGTGTTACGGCTTTCATCATCCTTGGCCATCTTGTCACGCTCAAGCTTAATGACGACAGATGCACGTTTACCAATCATGCGGCAGTCACGGATAGCCCCATCGTCATTCTCATGTGCAATGGTCACGATCCCTACGTTAAGCTCAGCGGAGATACGGGCAAGCTTGGTCGACAACTGGGACAAGAATTGTTCTACACTCTCGTCACCCTGACGCGAATACGCAAGGTCTTGGATGGGTTCGAAGAAGATGTAGCTTACGCCACACGCCTCAGTCAGGAAACGAATACGCTCCAGAATCTCCAGAGGGTCTTCGTCGACACCCAAGGTAAACTGATACAGGCGTTCATCACCCGAAAGCTTCATGATAGCCTGATCCACTTCGGTCTGATTATGGATCAAGTCCTTACGGGTCACGTTCTTCTTCAACTCATACGACACCAGACCCAACAGGCTGCGCTTCTTCACCTCTTCCATGTGGCAGATAGCGATCTTGATGTCGTCGTTCTGGGTCAGCAGGGAGTATTCCAGATAGCGCATAAACTCTGTCTTACCGATACCTTCGGGTGCTTGGAACACCGTGAAGTGACCACGCATGAGACCGAGGATCACGTCGTCAAGCGATTGGATACCTGTCGACACATAACTACTATCATCATCGTCGTGGAGGATCGACAAGAATTGGTCGGGGGTGTTGAAGATATTCTCAGGGATAAACTTCTTCGCATGGCTGAACGCATTGCGATAGCTCTCACGCGCACCCGCCTCAAGGAACTCATTGGCATCCTTGTACTTGTCGTGCGGGATGGCATACACCCGGTTAGGGAAGAGGTTAGCAAGCTTCTCAGCCACACCCTCAGCCTTGTTGTCACTATCAAACGACACATAAATCTTGTCGAAGCTGTCAAGCCATTCCTTGCACTTCTCGAAGAGCTTCTGGCTAGGGGTCGCTGACGGGATACTTACGCAAGGCGTCTTACCACCAAGCATCTGGAAGGCTGACATAGCGTCAAGCTCACCCTCGGTAATGACGACAGCCTTAGCACTGCCCGCATTGAACTTGTCCATGCCGAACAACTCGTCACCCTTGAGGCCAGCCTCAGCACGGAAAGACTTAGGCAAGGTTCTTACCTTACGACCACCAGACGGGTAGACATAGGCTTGCTTGACGCTCTCTCCGTCAGCATTCACCATAGTCTTAACGTCATAGAAGCGCATAGTGTCTTCGGAGATCGAACGCATCGACCGATAGACGGGCGTAAGGAACTCTTCCTGAACGACAGATAGCGTAGGGGTATTCATGTTGGCTGCATCCTCTCTTGTGATGTGGTGCGTAGGGTATTCTTCTGAGGCCCAATCAAACATAGGCCACTTACGACTAGGATAGCCTTTACCACATGAGTGACACCGACCACAACCCTTATCAGGCTCCCATGAGAAGGCGTCACTGCTTCCGCAATCGACAAAAGGACAGGGTAGGTGGGTTATGTTGGTCATTCTACTTTCTCCACCTTAGTGCCGTGCCGTTCAGTGAAACCATACTTGGCAGAGGCTTCCTTACGGGCTGCTGCTGCTTCCTCAAGGGTATTGAAGAGACCTAGGTATTTTGATCTGTTGTTGACCGTGATCTGTGCTTGCCACTTACCAGCTGCTTTATGCCATCTAACACCTGTAATACCGCTCGTGTTGTCGCTTCTCCTAGACGCGTTACGCTGATTTTCCGAGATAGAAACGACACGAAGATTGACGATGCGGTTGTCGACAGTGACCCCGTTGATGTGGTCGATCTGATCGTCTGGCCATTCTCCGTGGTGGATTGCCCAAACAACACGATGCGCTAGGAACATCGCATCATCAATTGATCCTTGTCGATAGCCAGTGGAGAGAGTAGAAGTAAACGCTTCCTTACCCACCCACCTAGCCCTCCATTGGATAGGCATACCCTCGTAGTCCAACCAGAAGAGCTTACCTGTCTCAGGCTCATAACGTAGGCGCTTACGTAGGTAGTCGATAGAAGGGAGAGATTTAGTGTTAGTCATTTACGTTAGTCCTTACGTTAGTGCCATCTGCTATGGCCTGACCTATAGGGGATAGACATATAGAACCCTTGTCAGGGACAAGCCCTAGGGTAGCAACTTTTTCTGATCTGTCAACTCAATTCTTCCATAGCATACTAAAGAGACAGATCACTAGCGGAAGTATGAGGTGAAGGTTCAGGACGACAAGAAGAACAAGGATGGTCCACGCCATTAGAAGTTAGGCTCGTAGAGGTAACCCTTGGCGATCTGATCCTCTACCCAGAACAGTTCTTCTTCCATACTGGACAAACGTTCAGCCTCCCCTAGCCACTCTGCATCCTCTACAGCCTTGCGTAGGTCACCACGCTTCTTTGTGAGGCACGTAAGGTTAGGGTCACCTGAGGGAAACCTAGCCTGCTTGGGTTCCTCTAAGAGCTTTGCTCGCTGCGCTGCGCTGAGGTATTCTGTTACCACCTTGGGTGCAAGTCTCATGGTCATTCCTCCCAGTATCCAAGACGATCTGCATGTTCAAGGTAAGCTTCCTCTACCTGAGCTTGGAACATACCATAGGATTCTGGATGGAACCAGCCAAACCCTTGCATAACGATCCACATGATAATCATGAAGTCTCTTGCATCTGCCAGCATCTGTCGTCTCCTTATGTTAAGTGTTCTCGCTTCGCTGCGATCAATCACAGGTTGTGTATCTGGTGGAATCCAAGACCCACCCATCATTCGTATGGTATACCTGATACCGATACCCATAGCCATAGAGTAAAGCCTTGCAGCGTTCACCCTCAGCAATCGCCTCCACCTCTGTGTCGAAGTGTTCGATAACTCTTTTCATTTCCCTACCCTTTCCATGATTGAACGATAGTCCAAGTCTTCCTTGACGTTCAGGATGCTATCCCGAATAGCCTTGACGCTATCCATCACGCCATCCAATCCGTCGACAGCATCCGCCACATCATACGACCTGAACGCATCGTGCTTAGCCTGTGACGCATTAGCCTGCACCACCTTGAGATCATACGCTAGATCATCAAGAAACGACACCAGTTTATCCTTGTCCATTCTCTTTCTCCTTAGTCCAAACGTGAGCCAGCATAAGCATTGAAGCCATAGCCTTGCAAGACCTTAGCAGCAGCGTTGGCACCTACGTGCTTTGCCTCATAATTCTGACAGCCTAGGCCCGAAGGGTTCCACCATTGAAACTCTTTGCCTGTCCAGTCTAGCTCAAAGCCCATAGCCCTAAGCACCTTGCGTTCTTCCTTGCCTGCCTTAGTATTGCCTTTATTGGCGGGGCGTATGTTGACCCATGCAAAGCCACACATGCCTGCATCTTGCCCATGATAGTAGGTGTCAAGCCAATCCTTCCCCGCCTTATGGGCTAGTGCCTTGGCTTCCTGTTTGATTGCGTTATAGTCCATAGTCTTTCCCTTTCCCTTAGCTAATGCCGTGAATACGACGCCATGCGACCCATGTGATAGCCTGCATCTGGTATGCCTTGCAGCCCCAAGTATGTGCCGCCACACGATAGGCATCCTGCAATTCTGCCCGCGCTTTCTTGCCTATGCTAGGCACCTCTTGCATGACCCTGCGATCAGCGTATGCAATGCCCCAAGCGTGGCCATCAATCACGCAATTGTCATGCCCCATGATGCACCAGAAAAAGTCTGTGATCTTTGGGCCGTTAAGTATCGTCGCCACATGTTGACAGTCCAGAGGCACCGCTTCAAGGATAGCCCAAGCCTTTTCCCACATTTTCTTGTATGTGCTAGCCTTCACGTCAGTATAGTATCCGCCATTCACAAACGTCTCGCAGAATAGCCTTGCGTCCTTGACGTTCTGCCCCCATAGGTTGGTTGGCGACAAAGCTGAGATGACACCTACCACCACATGCAAGGTCAATT